TTTAATACCTTACAGAAAAAGATTTATGAACTTTTCCTTGCCCCAGTCCAAAAGCGGCATATTTATTGGTTTTATGACCGGGAAGGGGGTGCTGGCAAGAGCGATATGTGTAAGTACTTATATGTACACCACAAGATACTCTTTTGTAATGGCGGCCGTTGTGCCGACTTAGTTAATCTGGTATTTAATTGTGATGAGGTTCCAGCGATGATTTGGGATCTACCGCGTGACCATAGTAGACTGAGCTACGTAGCAATTGAGGCCATAAAAAATGGTATGGTTTGTAATACGAAATACGAGACTGGTGTTAAAGTCTTTAACCCCCCACACATTTTTATTCTTAGTAATTCACTTCCAGATGACTTAGATAAGTTAAGTAAAGACCGTTGGGTTCTTTACGAGGTCTCTGATAGAGGCAATATAGTAGAGAGCATTGCTCTCAATAAATAAATTATACGTCGGCTGTCTACAGCACGCTGTCGCGTGCTTTGGCCGTACGTTGCCATGGTTAAAAAAATCATATTTGGAGTCGTTGTGACTCTTGCTATGATTTTATATATATATATTTAACAATCTTCATACTCAAAATGAGTTAAGATAGAAATCTTGTAGAACGTTAAGAACTTAGTACTGGACTCTGTCAAGTCACCTGTAAATGGAGACCAGAAGGCCACCAAGGTGATGTTGTTCATAGATGCGGGTAAAATAGCCTGCGTGGAGCCATCATTGTAAGTGATTTTAGCATCTTTACCGATGTACTTACATACATCTAATCCAAAGGAGTGTTGCATTTTGTAATCGTTGTTAGCCATTATAGGATAATAGTTGGCTAATACTGAGCCCCCTGAACCTGGAATACTGGGATTCCCGATTGAGTTACCACATTTGAAAGTACGCGTCCAATATACTTTGTATAAGTCCTTATTTATAGGATAAAGTACATCAAACTGGGAGCCTAGAGGTGGAACGGCGGTTGCGCCATTCTGTAAAAGCCGGGTAAGATCTGTTGAAATGGGTTGATTATTACGAGTCTTTAATAACATTATCTTAACTGTTCCTATGAAACCATTAACATCGTAAGGTGTTGTATCAAGTCCTAACGGAGTGCTTTGTTCCGGTGTCACAAATCCCTTGATTATCCAGCGTTTAAGTTTAATCTGATTGCCTACACGCTGAGCTTGGTCTGTACCCTGCGCCATGTTGAAGAAGTTATTATAAGCAGCCAGAAAGTGTTCTGGGTCTGTTGCTATCCATTTCGTTACCGGTCTTTCAAACTTGGAAGATATAGACATTTTATTTTCAATATTTCCCGAAACAATTGCTTGTACCCGTTTAACAAAAGTCTGTGGAGTAGCCTTTTTCTTATAGTTTTTACGGGGAGTCGCTCTCGGCGACTTACGTGGGGTTGAATTTCCTTTCTTGAAATACGGCATTGTTTTTTTGTTACTATTACAAAATATTTTATTTTTTAATTTAATTAAATTAATTTTTAATTTATTTTCTTTTCTCTATTATAATAGAGACCGTAGAGATGGTAGAAGGTAATACTGAAACTTCTACCATTATTAAGCAAACTACTCAGAGAATATACTACTGTTTCACACTATTCCCTGGTATAGAGACAATAGAGACAATAGAGACACGATTATCAGAAATCTGCCGAAAGTGGATTTATGGTGAAGAGGTATGCCCGACGACAGGTCGTAAGCATTTACAAGGGTTCATGTCTCTAAAAAAGAAGATGCGTCTTTCGGAACTAAAGATTCCTGGAAATCCACACATAGAGCCCTGTTTGGGCTCAGAAGAGCAAAACGTGAAGTATTGCTCTAAAGACAAAGTCATAAAATCATTTGGTTTCCCAAAGCCTATAGAGACAATTAAGGCTGGAGATTTTAATACCTTACAGAAAAAGATTTATGAACTTTTCCTTGCCCCAGTCCAAAAGCGGCATATTTATTGGTTTTATGACCGGGAAGGGGGTGCTGGCAAGAGCGATATGTGTAAGTACTTAT